GAATTGATTAGCATCTGCCGCTGCAGTTTCACCCGCTTCGTTAAGTTGAAAAGAAGAATGTGATGCTTGCTCACGCATTCCTCTTTCTTGGTTTTCGAGCAGAACCGCAGTTACCGCCCGCCGATAGTTGTCCTTAATTGGCTCACAATCAGAATGGTCGAGCAAAGCTCCCCACTTCTTTTGAGCCGCTTCTGAATTAAACATAGTTTTCCTTAATGTTGTATATCTTTCGATATGGGTTTATTTAAATGTATCATTGAGCGAAGTTGTCGCTTTTAGATATTTCTCCATTACTGGATCAGTAGACTCTTCAATAGGTTCTACGTCTTCAACAGTAACACTTGTAATAGTTGCTTTTGCTTGCGATTCTTCAGACTCAGTTTCTTCTACTAATTTCTGAGAGAAGTATGATTCTTTAATTACAGCTACTTTCTCCTTAAATCGAGATGTAGATTCAAACTTTACATCTTCGAGGAGTTTAGCAAGCTTAGATGCTTGTGTATCTGCGAGGTCTTCTGAAGCTTCTTTAATAATAGCTTTACGATGTGATTCTACTAATTGCTTACGAAGTTTCTTACTTGTTGCTTCAGCTTCAGCGACTTGCTCTTCAAGTTCACCAGCACGTTGTGACATTTCGTCAAACATATCAGTTTTACCTTCAGGCATTTCGATATAGTGATCAACAAATGCGTCTTTCAGAGATGCCATAAATCCTTCAGCAATATCTGTTCTAAGCATATTTGTTACAGCAACTTCGTTTTCTTTAACCCACTCTTCAGCAACATAAGTCATATAAGAATCAATCTTATCCATCAAATCTTCAAACAAAGTTTCAACTTGTTCGTTAACAGATTCACCATAAGATTCTTCGATCTTACTAACTTCGTCACGTACTTTAGCAGATACAGCAGCTTCGAAGATTGTAGCAGCTTTGGTCTTAAACTCTTCAGAAAGAGTTTCGTCTCCAGCCACTAGTGCTTCAATATCTTCTCTCATTCCACAATGAGCAGCATTGATTTTCTTCATAGCTTTTAATGTAGCAGCAGATGTGATAGTGTTTGCGATTTTGTCGATTGAAGCAGTAATAACGTCGTCAGACCCAGATGTAGGTTTAGCAGTACCATCGATACCGTCATCCTCGTCATCCATTTCTTCTTCGACTTCGTCGTCTTCGTGCTCTCCTTCTTCAACTTCTCCGCCATCACCATCATCAAGATCAGCGATTACTTCTTCTTCGTGCTCGCCTTCTTCAACTTCGTCGTCGTCTTCGTCATGAGCACCTTCTTCATGCTCTCCTTCTTCGACTTCGTCGTCATCTTCATCATGATAGCCTTCTTCGGCTTCTTCTTCGTCCTCATCTTCATGAGCACCTTCTTCTTGTTCTTCTTCATCAGAATCAACTTCAGAATCAGTATCAGCTACTTCATCTTCGTCATCTTCTTTGTCTTCAGCATCTTGATCTTCATCTTCACCCCATACTTTAAAGACTGCAGTTTCTTCAACAGACTCTTCAGCAGTTTCTGCAACTACTTCTTCTGTATTCTCTTCTGCTTCTTCAAGGACAGTTTCTTCAGATGGTGCAAGAGCTTCTAATGCTGTTTCCAGCAAGTCTTTATTATCTTCTTGTGCCATAATAGCATCCTCTTTGTTTACAGTTTAGAGAGGAAGTCTGCGAATACCTTCTCCTGAACTGACGCCAGTTCCTTAGGAGAAGCTTTACTAACTTCAGTCTCATACTTTTCAAGTTGCTGAGGTTTCAGTATTCCATTTTCCCAGATCCATTCTACACCTTCCATGATACCATTCACGAAAGCTTCTTGTGCAGAGGGGTCTTGAACAATGTCAACTGTGGCAAGCATATAGTCGCCTTTTACAACTGATGCTCCGCCTTTATTCTCAACGGTTCCCATACCACGACTAGAGACACCCAACTTAACACCACCATCAATCAAACCTTCAACGATTTGACCCATAGGTGTTTTAAGTATTTGTGCCTTTCCAACAACATCATCACCCTCAAATTTGAGTTCGGTGATTTTGTGCGAAACTTTATCTAAGTTAATCTGTGGTCCTTCAGGGTGATCTAATTCACCAACTGCTCGACCTGTTTTAACTTGTTCTGTCACGTATTTTTCAACGGCAGAAAAAAGTGTTTGTTTTGGATATACACGGCCGTTACGATTTTTCTTTTCGGCCTGCATGAAGATACCTTCGATATAGGTTGCTTTCTTACCATCGGTTTCCTCAATGATGTATTCCAGATTATCAAAATGTTCTGTGATAAGCCTCATGTTATCCCTTTACGTTACGTGCATTGAAAATATCTGTAGCAACTGCTACCTTTTTTACTTGCAATGCTTCATCTTTTTTAGCATTCATAGCCGCACCAAACACGGAAGAAGCTTCTTCTTTGTTAGCAGTCATTAGCGCTTTTAATAAATCTTTACTCATAGTTTTACTCTTTCGGTAGATATATTTATATACAATTATGTTTTAAAAAGCTAATCTAAATTTTCTAAAACACGCTCAAGATTTTCTTCAACCTCAAGCTCATCTTCTAATTCACTCACTTCTTGATTATCTATTTCATCTTCTAAAGATAAATCCGTTGATGAAAATACATCATCTTGTTCTTCTTCGCCTTCTTTGCCTTCATCTGCAATTTGTTTATCGATTTGATCAATTTCATCTTCTGATTGACCAAAAATATTTTTACGAATCCATTGTTGTGAATAGTATTTGCCAACATAATCTTGTAAATCATTTGCCATCTCAACACGGTCTTTCATAACTTCAAATTCTTTTAATTCAGAGAAATAGTTATCTTTAATAAAGTCAATAGAAATATCTTCTTTCATATTTTGCCAATCATCTTCGGCAATAATACCTTTTAACTTAAGCTGTGTTTCAAGCGCATTTAAAAAGATATAAGAAAATCTATTACGAAGTCGATCAATAAATTTTTGGAATTTTACTTCTTCTCTATTGATTTCAGTTGCTCTTCCAACATTAAATCCTGTATCAGACTCTAACCGACTTAGTGGTACGTTAAGAGATTTATAAAGTTTTTTCTGAAAGAATAAAATATCATCAATCTGTCCAAGATTTTCTCCTCCAGGTAATGTAGTAATTTCAGTGCCACGACCACCTTCTCGGCGAGGCAACCAAAAATCTTCTAACATAGACTTATGTCTACGATCATCACGTACTTCGCCCGACGTTGAATCGTAGACAATCTTATTACGATATTGTGACATCATATTACGAACGTATTCTTCTGCTTTACCTTTAGGTAAATTACCAACATCGATATAAAATATTCTACGTTCTGGCGCACGAGATATACGATAGATAACTAACGCATCTTCTAACATTCTTAATTGGTTTACAAGTTTAATTGACTTATGCAAATGTGATAATACTTTAGTACGCGTTGCGTCCATAATACCACTTGTTGCAGTAGCAATTGCTTCAGGAGCTATTTTAACACCCATATCTATTGCTTGTGTTGTAGTAATACTAGCAGTATGTTCGCTTTCAGAATATATGTAATATTCATCTACGGTTTCACTTACTTTTACTCCAGTCAATTTATCGGTTTCAGTTTGAATTTCTCTAACTTTACGCATGTAAATTGGATCAATAGGTCTAAGTTCTTGTATACCTAATTTAGGATTATCTGTATCAACAACTATATGAAAATATATTTTACCATCAATATACCATCTACGGAAGAGTTCTGAACCATGTTCGTTAAATTCTAGCAAACGCGTGATATAGTTAAACTCTGTTTTTATTTTTTCTTTAATGCCTTCTTCGTAGTTAAGATCATCAAGATTTAACTCCACTGGAGCTCCATCGAGCCCAGAACAAATCGCTTCGTCTACAATATCGTCAATTGCAGTATCGCATTCTGGTTGTTCGGCAGCACCGCGATATTTAAGAATAAGATCTTTATCGGTAGATGCTTGTGTTCCGTCGATGTCATAATATTGCCCGTAGTATCCACCAGCTGCAACAGTCATTGTTCCTTCGTCGTCGTATTTAGGAACAAATGATTTGAGCTTGTTTTCCTCTTCGGGAGTGGGATCTGCTTTTTGCAGCCGTCGCTTAATTTCGAATCCGAATATTTCCATAATATATCTATTTATATAAAAACTCCCTCACTTTCGTGAAGGAGTTTCTTTTAATTTATTAGTTAAATTAACCTTAAGTGGTTGTACCTGATTCCCAATATTGATATTGAAGTTCTACAGTGAACTCTTCAATAGCATCTCCAGTATCATAACTTAGATCAATCTGAGAGATGTTTGTTGGAAACGCTCCACGAATATCATACCGCTTAGTAGCATTACCAGATTTATCTAACTGCTCAACAATTAAGTCAGCTTGATAATCAATTGGGTTTGCAAGACCAGTATTATTTACGTGTTCGTTAATTCCATTCATCCATCTTTCGAACGCATTTCTTACCACCATTTCACCGTCGTTAATGACAGTAATTGTCCATGGTTCGAATGTACGATCTCCAGCGATCTTCAGCTGTCGTCCACGAAATGGGATTTCAACTGTGTTAATGACACTAGCGGGAAGTCCAGCACCTTTAATCATAAACTGAGTAAACTCAGCATCTCCACCGGCATAAGCAGGAAAGTTAATAGTCGCCTTAAACATATTAGGACGAGCACCACCTCCACCGAGCCGTGACTTGAAGTCATCTACGTTAAAAATAGCCATCTTATTTTCTCCTTATCCTTAGTTAGTACCTACAATTTCAGAAAACTCGACGCCTGTACGAGTAGCGACAAAGTTCAAAGTAATGAAGTTAATCGAACGATTAGGCTTGATAAAGATATCAGCCACAAAACGATTACCATCAATTACTTCAGCAGTGTTATTTGATTCGTCACAAACAACCAAGAAGTCAGTAATTCCACGTCGTCCTTTAACATCCCGTAGGAAAGGTTCGACTAAGTTTCGGAATTGAGCTCTTGTAAATTCGTCATTGAATTCAAATAGCTGTGTTTTAGCTGCGGCTTCGACTGAAGTTTGTAGAGTATTCATTAATCTACGAACATTAATTCTATCAAACGCAGAAGGATCTCGCTTCAATGTTTTATCTCCGAATAAGACTGTTCCTTGTCCGGGGAATGAAACAATTGGATTAGCGTGATGTTTATACAATTCATCGCGTTGAGCTTGATTAGGATTAAATGCTAATTTTGTTACACCAGTTAATTGACCTTTACTAAATCCAGCTGGAGAAATCCAAGCATCAAGGTTTTGTTCAGTTCGAGCACACAGACCGGCGATATGACCATTTGCAGGTATATAACGGAATCTATCGTTATGTTTATCGTAAACATATACAGACGTAGAGTCGAGAACACCAAATGATGAATTTTTAACATCTTTTGCAAAAGATTTAACATTTGTAAGCTGTGCTGCAGTTGTGCCGACATTTGCTGTATCATCCACTTCTGGAGATACGAATGCTACGCAATCTTTACGTTTTTCAGCAAGTTCAATAACTTTATTTGCATTAGAAGCTGTCATATCAGTACTAATTAAAAGACCGATTGATTCAGTATCTTTATTATTACCAAATGCTGTATCATATGCAGTTGCTTTTTCTGTAGCAGTAAATGATGAAGGAGATTCATCAACTCCTCCACCCAATGTAAATAGTTTATGCACAGTTGGAGAATCTTGAAGTACACTAGAAGCGTTATCGTTTGCAAAAATCCAATTAGATTCATTATTGATTCTATCGAAAAGATACGAAGAAACACCTTCAGAGTTTTGACCTGTTGCACTTAATCCAAGATATTGAAACTTTTCAAGTACTGTATTTGTTGTTCCAGTAATATCACCAGTTCCGTCAAGTACTGCGACGTGAAGGTGTGGTGAATTTTGACCTGCAATCGCACCTCGATTTGGAGATGAATCAAATAAGCTTTCAGCTGTAAAATTGTTAGCTGTATCGAATGTTCCGCTGTCTCGATCAAACGCATCTTTCTTTGCTACAACAACTCTAAGACTATTACCTAAAGCACCAGCATATCTAGCATAGAATGGTGCAGCACCTAAAGTAGTACCTTGATCTTTAGCATCAAAATCTTGTTTATTTTTGATAAGTGTAGGTGAAGCGCTTTGACCAACAGCATATCCAGGAGACAGCGTTGCAACACCGCTTACTGCATTTACGAGCTGGCTATCGGCGTCGCCTTGACCTCGATATACTTTTAGTGCATTCGAATAATTTAAAAACGATGCAGCAACATAGTAATCTTTGAAGTTATTTTCATCTGGCTTACCAAACTGGGCAGCCAATTCTGTCTCAGACGAAACCAAAGTAATTTCTTCCACAGGACCCCATCGGAAATCTCCGACAATGGCACCAATAGTGGATGACTCAGGTTGGACTGAAGACGTGAGATCGATTTCATTAATAGCGATCCCGGGAGATATTAAGTTTGCCATAATAGTTCCTCTTTCAGTTAATTTTAATTAATAAGTTAGCATAACAAGAATATTCAAACATATATCTATTTATATTAAAGAGATTTCCACTGGCGCATCTGGTCAGCCATCTCTTCGTAATCATTATTAACTGAATTATCCGAGGATATATAACCGAAATCTAATACTTCTTCTTCAGCCATTCGATCTGCATATAACATTTGTTTTAAATCTATTTCGTCGATATTACCAAAAGCTTCGGTTGATACAAACCAAGCAAACATAACTAAGTTCATAACCATATCATCGTGGCATCCTTTATCTGCTTCGTATGATGTGCCTTTTGGAATAAACGAACTTAATTCTTGAATAGTATCGGCATCAACTACGTCAAGTCCTATTTGCTCTATAAGATCTTTTAAATTCGAACAACCAATTCGTTTAATCTTTTTGGTCATAGTACAACCGATACCATTAGCTTTAATGGAAGATTCAACAAATGTGTTTTCGTATTCTAAATCGTAATATAATCCATTACATACTACTTGACCAGCATCATTACTTTCTACAATTACCACGGCTTCATTATATTTTTTAGCGGTAGCACATATAATATCAGGAAATAAAATAGGTGATATGAGATTATCACGATATGTCGCGACTTGTTTAAATGGTCGAGCAGTTATATCTATAATCGTAAATGTAGAATAATCTTGTCCGCGCCCTTTTGACACATCAACTGTCATAAGATAAGTATGATTTTCTGCAGGTGTTTCATATATTTTTAAATTGCCATGTACTTCTTCTGGTTCTTTTGCTTTTAATCCTAAAAGTGTATCAGCGTTAATTAATGTAGAAGAACTACCTACAAATTGATTATTAAATTCTTGAGCAAACTGCGCTTCTGAAGTATTTGATATAGTTTGTTTTTTCCATTCTTCATCTCGACCAGGAACATCCCACCAATCAACTCTAAACGATTTAAATTCATTTGCATATTGCACCGCACCTTCCCAAAGCTTATAAAACATATTGCCTATACCATTTGGTGTAGATGTTATAATCACCTTTGTTTCTTTACCAGATGAAATAACCGGATAAGTCGACGTATAAAATGTTGCTGCATTCTCAATAAAAGCAAACTCGTCCAAGAACAAAAGGTTAACGGACTGACCGCGGATAGATGATGCTGAAGTTGCAGCCGCAATAATTTTTGAGTTGTTTGAAAACTCAATCGATCCCTTGTTAAGGACTCTTGTACCAGGCTGTAAAAAGAATGGAAGGTTTTCCAAAGCAAGTGTGATACGAGCAAGCATCTCACGAGCTGTAGCACCTTTGTTTGCAAGAATAGCTACAGTTTTTTCTGGGTGAAATATACTATACCATAAAAGGTATATAACAGAAGATATAGATTTGCCAGACTGGCGACACGCTAAAACAATACTAAAGCGGTTGTTGTTAAAGTGATTAAACATTTCTTCTTGATATGGATATAAATCAAATGGTACTAAACCTTTATCAAGATTAATAATTTTTGCATAAGTTTTTGCAAAATACACTGGATCTGACATACACTTTTGGTATTCACCAATTTCTTCTTGAGTGAAGTTATGTGTTACGCCGTCTCTTTTTACAAGAGAGTTTCCATTATATCCTTTTGGATCAATCGTCGTCATCTTTTTTCGCCAACATCTTTTGTAACTCAGCAGTCGACCCGACAAACAAATTGTTTTGTGTCATGTTTGGTCCTGTTGATTCTTCATTATTTAATTTATCAAGTTCGTGGCGTTTCTTTTGCAAATCAATAAGTTGGGTTGTCATATCAGCCGATGTCTTAAACATAGTAGCCAATACTTCAAATGCTCTTGGATGTTCGGCTTCTGCTGCTACTTGCATCATATGATCCATGGCTTCATCTGATTTATTTAAAAGACTCTTTAGATTATCACGCGCAATATTATAATCTTCCTCGGCATCATTTGAAAGATTTACATTATCTATTGACTTAGGTACTATTTCTCCGTGACTAATTTTTGTATTAGCTTCTAAAGCCTTTGATATTTTTTCTAGTTTATCACTCATGATCTCGTAATACTACTTAATGTGTGTGTTCTACTTGGAGAATCTGCAGATGCAATAACTTCACCAGCTTCAAATAATCCTTCTAATTCTGTCACATTTGCTCCAGTACCAGATGTTGATGTTATAACACCTGCAACAAGCGAAGTTCTACCAACCACTACACTATTAGTGAAGAATGTTGGACTGTCGTTGAATACCAATGCATACGTATCATCAGGATCAATAAATGAACCGAAGGTTCTAATCGCAGCATTCGGAGAATCTTGACTTACTGTAATTGTTTGGAAAATACTCGGAGAATTAGAAGGTGATTGATTACCAGCAGCATTAACTTTAACTACATCCATATCTGCAATTTGTGTAGTGACGCGTTTAATAATATCAGCCGTACCAGTGCCAGGAGCAAACTTAACTTTAATAGAAAAATCAAGTGTGTAAATAATCACTCTTCGATTATTGCCAAAATCTCCTTCATATTCGTCTTGGAATGATACACCATCTAAAATAAAAGGTACATCTGTTTTTGAGTTTGGACCATCGATACCTTTAATTGTGACAGTATATTCTGGAGAAAAAGTAGGAAGTATTTGTTCAACTATTTGCAATGCATCATCTTGGTTTTTTGCAAATACATTTAGTTGCATACCTATAATATATGGTACGCTTTGAAATGTCGTAGTTCTTGATATTGCGCCAGTTCCACTTGCTAATTTATTTAATTTATTCAACTTAACACTTGAATCATATTCAATAGAAGTCATTTCAAAACTCAACCGCGGCAATTTAATTGCAACACCCGGATCTTCAAAGTTTGCCTCTTCACGTATACGTGCTAAAAATTTTGATCTCGGACCATATGATATTGGCACGTGTAAAGTATTGTTAGTTACGTCACTACTGTGTCTAGCAATTTTAATATTATTAAACAACGTACCAAAAACCGATACGACTCGTTTAATTGTTGCGTTATAAAAATAAGTTCCAGTTAACATTACATTGGTTCTCCGAATGGATTGATCTCGCTAAAGTCAATATAATTATTAACGGCTGCAGCTTCGTATACGTCGTTATCAGCATAAGGATCGTTTTCAGCTATCGCATCTATTGTATTAACAACTGATATTGTACCAGTTGCGCCTGACGACCCGCCGGTTAATACATCTCCTATAGAAAAGTTAGAAGATAAACCGACAAGAGATAATTTTTTATTTGTAGAATCCCATTCAGCTACTTCAGCGGTAGTTAAATCAGCAGCAGTTACAACTTCACCGATTTGATATGTACCAGATACACTTGTAAGAGTCATAGTAACTCGAGTTGCAGTTTCAAGTTCAATCTCGTCTAGCTCTCCAATACCTGTATCAATAGCTTCATCACCATATTCGAATGCTTCAACTGTTAATTTATAAACAGGAAGATTATTTAACTGATAAAAGGGTTGCTCATGCTCTACGAATGTAATTTGCATGAGCGTTTTTGTCATAGTAAAATATATAAGATCTCCCTCATTTGGTCGCGTTAGTCCAGTGCCAAACGTAATCTTTTCCCAAGTTCTTTTTGCCGCAATGAGTGTAGCTGAATCTCGTAGTTGAACACCAAATTTACTAAGTATGCTACCTTCACCTTCAAATGAATCAACATTTTCTACATACATTTCTATTAAGTATGCATCGTCAAACTTAGATTCAATGTCTTCGTTAAAAATATCGTCCTCTGAAACAATTGTACGAGGAATATAATAAACATTTTGACCATAGATGCCTAACGCTTCTATAATCATATCTTCGTAAAGATTTTGCTCAGTTGTTGAGCCGACTGAAAAATATGTATTTCTGGCCATTCATTACCCCATAAAGTCCATCGGAGGCATCTCATATCGAGATTGCATTTCCTCTTCGATCTTATTTATCTCTTCGATTGCTTCATCGTATATTTGCTGGCCATTTATAGTTACCCCACCAGGAAGTTGCATACCTTCGAATTTTTTAATGTTTGTTCCCCATTGTTTTTTAAACAATGCTGTCAAATATCTTTTTAAAAATATATCATTATACACTTGGGTAAAATCAGCGGGATTTATCGTTTCGTAACCTTCTATGATAATATATTCTCCAGCTTGAATATCTGTACCCCAACGAGTTTCCATATACAACCTATTAATATGTCTATTAAATCGTGTAGTTTGATCTTTACCGTCGAATATTTGATCGATTAAAGCTATATGATCTTGAGTCATAGCATAATGTAAAATAGAACCAGGTCCGCGTAAATCATATACATCGTTTAACATTAATTGATAATCTATACTAAAATCACCTGAACCACCAGCATGAATTTTAAAAGGTAATACTCTGCTTACATGTAAAAACGAATCAGGTATACTAATATATTGATTAGTAATATCAGCTGCAGTTACTAAGTGTTTTCTAAATCTTCGGATAGTAGCATCAGCATGGTATTCTTGATAAAACTGAAATGCGTCGTCAATTCTATCACCTAATTGATTATCATCAATATTAATTTCGATAACTGGCGCGCCAAGTGCTCTTAAGCAATAATCAGCGAGTGCTTGTCTAGAATTTGGTTTAGCCATGTTGCATTCCTATTAATTTTTCGACCATGCCTTTAAGTACATCGACTTCGTTTTTTAAATTTTCCATTTCTTGATTTTTAGTCATATTTCTTTTACGTGATTCAATATATGACCTATAACCAATCTTATCAGTATTTATAAGAGCTCCAGTATTTGGATCTTTTATAAATCCAGGGAGATCTTTAATTTTATTTGGTTTATTATCCATTATGCTGTCGCAATCGCTCTTAAATCTTTAATCAAAGGCACTTTAGCTGGATTACTAGAACCCATACATAGTTTGATTTGAAAATCATTAAAGAATTTTATCTCAGATGTTGCTACATTTGGAGAATTATTTGCTGAAGCATCAATAAAGAAATCTTTTCGGAAGTGTACTTCAGCAAATTCTCCAGTATCATTAAACGGTATCTTATCAGAATCTAATCGAACGTAACTAAAATCATCGCCAGATGGACTATCATTAGCAGCGGTGCCGCTAGCAAATCGAGCATAAGCTCTTATTTCTGTACTAGTCGGTCGTTGAATTTTAGCATATACATCAAGTGCGGTTGAAGAATTGGCCAAACCGACAAATTTTGTAATATAACGCGCTGTACAACTATCTCCATGATATTTATTTAGCTCTTCATCTGTGCCAGTTCCTACAACTTGAAGTGAAGTTATTTTATTATCAAACGCCAATAAAGAAAATCTATCTAAGTTAATCATAGGCGTCAAATACTCATTCTCAGAAGTAAGTGTAGCTCTTACAATTACACTCGCAGTTGTATCTCCGCTAGATGTTTGATTAATTGTCAATTGATTTTCTAAATTAATTTCTTGATTAGCTTTAACATCGTATGATTCATCACCAGCTTGGATATTATAAGTAACTGATACTCCAGGAAGATTAAGCTCTGTAGATAGCGGATAAAGAGTACACGCGTTAAATCCAGTTTGTACAGTGCCCGCCGCATTTTTTGGTAATATTACTGCGTATTCGTATTGTTGTTTAGTATTAGTCACTTGCTCGGAATCAAAGAACTTATATGCTCTAAGCGTAAATTTAAAGTCTATATTTTGATCTTCGGTATAAGTTGATGCGTTTTGCGATTTAAAGAATACACCTGCGTATGGGTTTTTCTTAATGGTTCTATCACCAGCTTCACCGCCGCCTGGACCAGCTGTAACGTCTTGTCCACCAACCTCAGCTACCCACATTTTGTAGCCTGTACTTACACCGCCTGCAGTATCTTCTCCATCTCCTGTTGCGTTCGAAGCAACAACTATAGCATATTCTGCTCCAGGTTGTAAATAAACTGGAGATTCAAATTTAAAGTTTGTTGCAAGAGATGCATCTGTTGAAACTCCTACGTCAGCTGGATTTTTAAAGACGCGGGAATATGGTACAATATCTTGAGTAGGATGTCCATTATCCATTGTAACAATATATATATTTACTGGAATATTAGGATCTTTAGTGTCAAAGAATAAATCTATATCAGATACAAATAATCCACTTTCATATCCGCCAATAATAAATGATTGTGCAATAGGATCTCGATATTCTCTACCTTCTTTTTTATCGTATCTCCATCCATATGATGTATCGTCAACTGCTCTTGTTGCAAGTTCTGCGGTTTTAGTTGATAAAATGTGTTTTTGTGTAGTTTCAATTGTACCTACAGCTTTATATTCTACGACTCCGTATGAATCACCAGTATTAATATCCGGATTTGCTGAATCGATTAATTTAAATTGTAAAGTTCCGCACTGAAATTTAAGAGCATCATTATTTGGAATTACAAAATAACCTGAAGTAGTTCCAGCGCCATCAGTTATAATTGGTGTAGGAGCAGGTACAGCAGTTCCTACACCAACTTCTACACCTTGATCATTCGGATCAAAATTGTTATTTGCAAATTGATCTGGATATAAATTAGCAGTGTATAAACTATCTCCTCCATTTACTCCAACACCAACAGTATATTTTGTAATATCCACATCATCTAAATATGGAATATGACGCGAGTTCGGTTTTAAATTTGTAGCTCTAAAGTATACTCGTCTTGATCTAACAAATGGTATATACGAAATATCAACTAAATTATTTCCAATTTCTTCTTCATGCACTCCGGTTTTAATGAAAGTTTCTTCACCTACTCGTGTTTTATAACCAGTTTTTACTGTCGCTTGATGGTAAGTATAAGAACTTTTAGTTTTGCCGTGCCATGCTTTTTTCTTGTGTGTAACTCTATATTGATATTGATACGAACCAGTCCAATGGCTTTGCCATTCTCCCCAAACTGTACCAAGTGCATCAGATTCTTTTAATGCTCCCAATAATGCATCATAATTAGCATCATTATTTACGATAACATTCGGAAGGGTTTTAGTTGATTTCCACTCATCACTCGAAGGAGAAAGTTCAATATCTCCTATATAAGCTGAAATAGCGTACGGATTAACATTTACAGATACGCTAGCGTATGGTTGTGAAATTACATTAAACCTTTCTGTTGCAGGCAATCTGCTATTTGGTTCTGCAGAACGGGTATTTCCGGCAAAACTATCATTGGGTTGCCTAGCTTTATCGTCTGCACGTTTTGGTTGTAACTTCAAATTTTCACTAGAATACGATGGCCTAAGTACATTAATTCTATCATCAACCGCACACTTATATCCTCCATCAAATGGATTACCAACACCATGACCAGTAAACGCATCTGTTAATATTCCGTTTCTAAACTTTAATCCATTATCATCTACAATTTGTTTATTGACGGCTTCTTGTTCTAATCTATTTAATGCTGTATAATATTCTAAATTTCTAACTCGAGTTTCTAAAGAATTGATATCTGACATAGTATATCTACGAGTATGAATTGGGTTGAGTTGAATCTCGTCAATATCATCTATAAAAGGAGGAAGATAAATATCTGCAATTTTCAAAACGCTTGTTTCTATTTCGGCATGTTCTGGAAATTCAGCTGGTATACCTTGAATTAATTTAAAGTTACCTTCTTTATCTAAAACTAAAGTATCGATTCGAGGATAAATATAATTTATTTTCATTTCGACTAAACTATTAGGATCAAGTGTACCAGAAAGATTTCTAAAATCAACTGCATCTGCTAAAGAAAAATTACCTTCTGGTTCTGTATGAATCTCACTTGGATTTACTGTTATAGTACCGCTACTATGACCTTCAAAAGGATCTGGTAATTTATAAGAACCAATATGTGCTACACCAGAGCCGTATATAATTTGTGTTCCAGTGATATTAATATTAGCTGGTGCCGTTCCACTACCTCGATAAATTAATCGTGTTCCCGCAGTGGTGCTTTCAGTTGTTTCTCTTCTATCAATTTCAAAGTCTCGTGTAATAACTGTATCATTACTAGCATCTGTAATAGAAGTAATTCTAAATATATTTTGTGTTAAATCTATTTTACCACCATTTGCTACACCGCCCGTTGATTGGCCTGAAATACTTAAAGCGTTAACAGTATGTGTCGCTGTACCTCCAATTATCTTTCTGGGACAAATAACTACAACATTTTGTCCGCTTACAGGATATGTTGATAAATGAAAGGTCGCTGTATTAAAATCAGTACCAGATATTTCTACTCCTTTATTTGGATCAAGTGGAAATACAGTTCCATCATTATCAACTACAATATAATCATTTGGATTATCGCTAATAAATTCTCCAGAAGTTAAACTCAATGTTTGTGCACCTGCATTAGTAATTGAACCACTAACTTGAGCTCGTTCTACATATTCTAAAAGAGCAACACCAGAAACTCCAAATTTTCCTGTAAAATACACATCGCTATTATCTTGGACATCTCGTAAAATAAAACCAGTACCTGAATCACCTGCGTCAAGCGAAAAGTCAGTACCATTGACTAATTGGTCAGGAGCCAAATATTTAGCGTCACTTATTGCAAAACCAGGTTGCATAACAATAGTATTTACATATGCTCTATATACAACGCCATTGTAGTCTACAGTACTAACTTTAAGAGTTCCAATTCTATTTCCAGAATTAGGACTATTTGAGTAACTTGTAAATTCTAAAGTTGATTCTGAACCTGTTTTTGATAAGAATAGACCGTATGTAGTTGACGAATTAGGCAAACCAGTCATAGATACGCCTTCTATGTAATTTCCTTTTCGTGCTTGAAATCTTACTAATTCACCAACACTTGCGTCGTTATATTCTACGGTTCGTGGTTTATTTCCAGTGACTAAAGATTTTTGTGCGAATTGAATTCGTCTACCTTGAACATATGCGGTTGAAGGATCAATTTCTAAAACATACTTTGTAATATCTCCGCCTTGGCCACTAGTAAATTTACCGCCATTATTAGCTCCATCATTCAAATGTTCTCTAACGCGTATTCTAAATGGGTTTAAAGTGTAATTGCCAGATTCTTCTGAAGTTCTTATTTCAATAAAATCTCCTATAGTATTGTATTGAGATGAGTTATATCCGCCAGGTTGATTATTAACTACGTCTAATAGTTTTATACTATCTCCACTAAATTCTTGCAAACTTTGAGTAAGATTAACATTCTCGCCATCACCTCGTATTAACGGATCATCAGTAAGAAGTTTTAAATTTAAAGCAATGGAATATCGATCTGCACCCGGAGCACCTAAGTTTGCGCTATCTCCAATATTTTGCTTAGCAGAATTATCATATAGTTCTATATCTTGGATAAGTTCTGCACCACCAACAGCACTAAATCTTTGTTGAACAACTTCAAGAATTGGCTGACCGCTATATTTAACAAAACCATCATCAAGTGCTGGTAAATTTATAAAAATTTCTTCTTTTTCTTTAAATACGAAAGAACCTTTTGTAAAAAATATACCTTCTTCGACAGTTAACCTAGCTGCAGATCCTGTTGAACTTGCTGTACCAATTTGTATATTTTCTGAAGTATATAATGTATCATTATCAGCAAATCGTCTAGTAAAAGTAATACCAGCATCAGGATCTCTTTCACCTGCAGCGTCTACTGTGTGTGTTCCGGTTTCATTAGTTTTAGAATAACGAACAAACACTTTAATTGTATTACTATCAGGAATCGCTTGAGCACCGACAACAAAAGCTTTTACAGTTGAATTAGAAAAAGTATTAACGTTTCCAATTTCAGTTCCAACTAAATTACGTTCAATAAGATTAGCAGTTTTATAATCAGTTCCCAAACTAGTTAAATTAATCGTTTGCAATGCGTTATCCATTGTAAACTCACCACCTAATACAGGACCATCATTTCTAAATACGTGTCTACCAAATTTATCGATTTGATCTTGCAATGCAGTTTGCATTTGGTTAAGCTCTCTTGCCTGAATACTTGTTCCAGGTTTAAATAAAATTCTTAAGAAATTTTTATCTCTTGGAGTTTTACCTTCGGAATCTACAGTAAGAAAATCGTCCCAATACGGAGCTTCTTTACTTAAGTCTGTACTTACATTGCTTTCCATTCGTTTTTCAGTTGCCATATTCGATTTCCTCTAAATTATATAGATCTATTTATAAAGTTATTCACCGATATTTCCAAAATATTTCAACCCAGCTGGATGAATTAAATTTTCCTCTTGTTCTGCCCAATCTTCAATCGGAATAGTTGTATTAATTTCATACGAAAAATCTTGATAATAATTTGAATCAGTAATTTTATTTCGCGAATCTATTAAACTTGGATTAAATGTTATTAAATTTGTTTCGGTTTGCGAGGTAGCGTATACATTACCTTCTTGACTAATAGCACCTTGTGTATTAGATCTAGCTAATATTAATTTACCACTAACAGTCGTTGTTGACGAATCTATTGTTTGATTATATAAATTAGTATTCACTCCGATCTGTGTTTCTTCTTGATTTAAATTATTAATAATTAAAGCAAATGGTCGACGACCTTTAAATCTCCATAACTTAGGTGTAATAGCTGGGGATTGATGAGTAATTAGTGTTGGCTTAGCAAAATAATTAGGGCTATTATCTCTAATCCAATTTGGTGAATCTGTTCCATAAACTTGTACTCCCTTAGGTGACGCATTAGACGTTGAAGAATTAAATGTATGTGTCTTATATACATATTCTCCATTTTTACTAGTAGGACTTTCATCAAACAATTTATATGTTACTTGAATTGTATTTGCAAATGGAGAGATAATACAATAGTCAGAAATACTATTTCCGTAAATATATGTATCTGTCATACTTCGCCTAGAAATACCAGCGATTTGATCATCTCCTGCACCATCATCGACATCTGCTATAATAAATTCTTTAGTTGAAGGAGATTCATTAATCACTACACCTGTAAATCTTGGAGAAGAATTACCAGAAGTCCCATCAAGAATATCATATGTTCTAACTTCACCAGATCCTGGAGAATATGAATTTAGATTAGTATCAAATATTTTTAATGTTCCAGCATTTCGTGCATGACTATTTTTATGTAAAGGTGTTAGAACCGACATACCTTTTGGCACTTGAAGCGGAGAATCAAATGCAGCTGTTGAAACAAGTATTTTTCCAGTAGATTTTATAACGCCAATTGATGGAGTGTCAGATGAAGGTGTGTTTGCCGAAGTAAATATTCTTTGTTGTCCAGCAAACATAGTTACAGCAGTTGGAGTATTACTCGCAGATGTTGGACAATTATCATAATAAATAACGCTCGATTTTTCTAAAGCTTTTACAAAGAAATTTTGTTTTTGAGCAATTGTTGTAGCTGCGCCAAAGCTTGTACCTGCGGCTGAATAAGGCATAATTAAATGTTGTGTCTTTTTATATCTATCATCTCGTGCAAAAGATAATTGTGAAAGATGTGCATTACTATATACATTTTTATTTGGTGCAAGTGTAGTGTTCGTAGCTGTGTGTTTTGTCGAACTTAAAATTTCTGAAGGCTCTTGTTTAGTAGTAGAATTAGCAGTTTGTATTTTATTAGTAAATACAGATGTACCTTTTGATGGATATATTGCAGTATTTACTTTTACACCGATTAGCTTTGGAATAGCTTTAATTGTACTACCAAATTCTAATACTGATCCAACTGTAGATGGCGAATCGAAATAATTTCCTAATCCTGTAGGAGAGTTATGAGGAGAATTTTTACCTAATACACCTTCATTGGGACTAGAACTTGTATCTCTTAGTCTAGTACCAATTGCATTTATATTCGATGCAACCAATGCTGGACTACTAGCACCTACTGTTGTAATAATTATTTGTTTTGCAGGACTATCAGTTTTTTCGTATATCGGTGTATCATTAGTAGAATTTTGATTATATAAATATGTGCCATCCATTACACCTGCACCTGTAACAGTGTATTTAATATCAGATGCAGAATGAATTACTCCTGGAGAATCATATGCTAAAGGAAATGCTAAATGCGGTGAATGGTCAAATATATAAAACTGTTGCGAAGTTGTTTTATGTGGAGGATCTTCTAAAACAGTATTAGTGCTCACTGCTGCTATTATTCCAGGTGAATTTTGGTTAGATGCTTTAATAGTTCCGCTTTTAGTACCAAAATTATTTACAGGAGAAAAGTTTACAGAAATAATATTATTGTATACTATTCCCGATGGACTATTTTCTTGAAAATATATTTTGTGCGGTGATGCATCTGATGTAATATCAGTATATGCTAAAGTAATGTTTCCTCCGCGGGTTGTGTTTTTAAACACCGCTCCTGTTGTATTTTCTAAATTTCTATATGATGTTTTTGGCGGATAATCAGCCGATTCGTTTGCCTTAAATAAATTAACATAAGAAGGATTTTCTATACCTTTAGTAATAAATCTTTTGTGAGTGTCGTCATTTACAAAGTCTTCACCACTTACTTTTTTCAAGAAATACGGCACATTACTTGGAAATGAGCTATAAGGCGTATTATTATATGACACAGTCGCAGTGCTTGAGGCAACACTTTCCCAACTTCCTTTTGCAGGATAATTTAATGATGTATCATGGGTTGTATTTGTATTAGCATAGGTATCAGTTATACCTTCTCCAGTTGTAGGTACACCTTGCTCATTAACTTCATTTCTATTAAATAATAACCAACCATTCGTTATTGGCAAAAAAGAACTGAAATTGGAATAACTAGTAGTATATTCTATTGTTATATTATTATCAATAGCAGGAATATCATTTAGCGCAGATCGAGTATAAACAAATTTATCATACGATCGCTGGCCCAGATACGGACCAACTTTACCACCA